CACTGGTTGAAGGAGCGCACGGCGAAGCGAACGAAAGCCGTGTATGGGCACAACAAAAGGATTCCTGGGCTCGCTGCCCGCGCGAAGTACGTCTGGCGCCTCAGTGGCACGCCGGCGCCGAGCGATGCCAGCGAGCTCTACACGCACCTGAAGTCGGCAGGCCTGGTCACGGAGAACTGGTACGACTTCGTCGCGCGGTTTTGCACCGGCTACAGCTCCGACTACGGATTCAAAATCACCGGCCACAAAAACGAGGCCGAACTCAAGACATTGTTGGAGCCATTCATGCTTCGCCGGATGAAAGACCAGGTGCTCACCGAGCTGCCGCCGCTCACGTTTCAGGAAGTGACAGTCGAGCGGAACAAGGTCGAGCTGGACCCGTACTTCTACGACCAGATTCGGAATAAGACCGTCGATGACTTCTACACCGAGCTCAAGATGAACGACACCGTGCTGCGCGCGGCCATCGAGACGGTGGCGGGCAACCGTCTGCACCCGGCAAAGGACCGACTCCAGGTTCTCGAAGGCATGGCGAGCTCGATGTCTACCCTGCGCCGCTATATCGGCCTGGCGAAGCTGAAATCCGTGGCTGACGTGCTCTTCGAGGAGCTCGAGAGCGGCAAGGTCGACAAAATTGTTCTGTTCGCGGTGCACAAGGATGTCATCGAAGGCCTGCGCGAGCGCCTCGCGAAGTTCGGCGCGGTGACGCTCTACGGTGGCACGCCTGCCGATAAGCGCCAGCGCCACATCGACGCTTTCCAAAACGACCCGAAATGCAGGGTGTTTATTGGAAACATTACGGCGGCTGGCACCGGCATCACGCTGACCACGGCCCACGAGGTGGCGTTCGTCGAAGCGTCGTGGGTTCCTGCGGACAACGCTCAAGCTGCGATGCGCTGCCATCGCATTGGCCAGACGCAGCCTGTGCGCTGCCGTTTCTTCAGCTGCGAAGGCTCCGTTGACGAAGAAGTGATGCGCGCGCTTCGGAGAAAGACGGCTGAACTAGCCAAGATTTTCTGAGGCTCAAATATTTTGATTAGAAAGTGCTGTCCGGTGCAAATCATCACGCAGTTGCAACGCTATACGACAGTGTGCAACTCGATGCATCACCGAACGCGTCGGGTCATCTTCATCTGACATCCCTTCAAGACATGGAAATCCGAATTCAAGGGCACGAAAGCCCGACCGTTCTCCGCATGACCGCCGCCTTCCTGATGGACCTGGCCGCGCTGAACGAACAAGTTCCTTCTCCGGGGCTGGTTACCCCGGCTGCCCAGGCCACCGTGGCAGACAAAAAACGGAGCCAGCCGACCGCCCCTAAGGGAGGGGTTGAAGCGGCCGTGGCGGGGGTGAAAGCCTCTAAGGTGGAAGCCCCCGCTGTCGTTACCCCGCTTGTCTTCGATGACGAGCTCTCCGAAGAAGCCGCAGCCAGGAGCGCAGCCGCAGCTGCCGCATCCAGCAACCCGGGCACCCTGGAAGACGCGCGGAAGGCGCTTCAGAGCTACAGCCAGAAAACATCTATGGACGACGCCATCCAGCTGCTGAAGAAGTTCGGCGCCCAGCGCATCTCCGACCTCAACGACGAAAACCGCGCGAACTTCATCGCCGAATGCGAGAAAGCATGACCGACCGCCTCATTACCTTTCCCGAGCTCAAGACCGAGTTCGGCATCTCCTTCTGCCGCATACATGTGTGGCGCCTGGTGAAGGCCGGCAAGTTCCCGGCACCCATTCGCCCGACCGGCGGCCGCCTCTTCTGGAGCGTCGAGTCCATTCGCAACTGGGTGAGCTCCGCAACGATGGGAGCCGCGCAATGAGCAAGGTACACGTCTCGTCGCTCGCCGACCTTGAGAAAGCTATCGGTGCCGGCACCGGCTGGGAAGACATCGTCCTTGAAGAGAACGGCACGTTCCTTGACGACCTGCGCGCTGTGCTGAACAAGCCCGCGATGAAGGCGCCGCAGCAGCTTTCGGTTGAGCCCAAGGCAAGCCTCGTCCACGCCGCTTCGCCCCTGATGCAGAAGCTGCTCTCGAATGCAGATGTGTTCGAAGCGAGCCCGCTCAACGTCGCAATCATGCGAGCCGCAACCAATCACAAATGGAGCATCTCATGCTGACCTTCGCACAAATCCGCAGCACCGTATCCGAGCACATCACTGCGGCCGGCCAGGCCATCGACGGCGAGATTCACAAGGCGATTCACGCGTTCGTCGACTTCGTCGAGCGCAAGGACAAGGACCTGAACGACGCCGTGACTCTGCTGCGCGCGAACGGTTACATCGTCGCCGCGCCCGCCGCGGTGCCGACGGACGCCGCACAGGCAGCGCAAAGCTGACGCCTGTTCCTGGCTGCCCGTACTGAGCATAAGAAACTGGCTGCATTCAAGGCTCCAATTACGAATTTTGCGTCGTGATGCCAAACATGCAGCCATTTTTTGCTTATACGGTGTTGCAAGGCGTAACACGCTGTAGCCCCACCCTCCCTTTAAACCAACCAAAGATTTAGATGAGCAACAAACTTAACAAAGCAGTAGACCTCGCCAAAGCCGGATTCTGGTTGTTCCCCTTGAGCGAGGGCAAGCCGGCTGTGGATGACCTCCACGTCGAATCCACCCGCGAAGAGTCGTTCCTCAAGCAGTGGTTCGCTGGCGACGACGACCACAGCATCGGTATCTACACCGGCAATTTCAGCGATAACGCGGCGCTCATCGTAGTTGATGTGAGCAACTCCAAAGGCGAAGAGTCTGTCCTGTCGCTCGACTTCGACGGTCGTGAGCTGCCCGCTACGCTTGAGCAGTCCACTGCGGCCGGCGGGCGTCAGCTCATTTATCGTGCGCGCACCGCGTACGCGACGGGTGTGACAACGCTCGGTGCAGGCGTGGCCATTCACAGCCGTGACAGTTTCATCCTGGCTGCCGATACTACGAACGGCAAGTCGCCTTCTCCTGCGCCTGCGTGGCTTGTGGATTGTCTGCGCCAGCCGGAGCGTGACGACGAAGACGAAGACCAAGACGACGAATGCGGCCCTCCGGACTTAACTCCTGATTCCGTTGGGGCGCTGAACAAGAAGTACGCACTGGTCGGCGGCTCTCTTGTCTTTGAGGAGACCACTGACGAAGACGGCAACTCTGTAGTCAAGCGCCACAAGCTTCAGGCGTTCATGACGTGGTTCGAGAACAAGCGTCTTACGCTTAAGGTAGGTAACAAGCTGGTTGAAAAGTCTCTCGCGCAGTGGTGGCTGCGCGACGAAGCGCGACGCGAGTACGAGTCAGTTGTGTTTGCGCCCGGCCGTACGGTAGACAAGCGTTTTTACAACTTGTGGACTGGCTTCACTGTTGAGCCGGTACCGACTGGCACGCCAGAACACCCTGCGCTCATTATGTTCAAGAAGCATGCGCTTAACAACGTGTGCAACGGAAACAAGGAGTTGTTCAACTGGCTAATGGGATTCTTCGCGCATATCATCCAGAATCCTAGCGTTAAGCCCATGGTGGCGCCGGTGTTCAAGGGCCGCAAGGGTGTCGGCAAGAACGTGCTCGTTGAATCGGTCGGCGCACTTCTCGGCCGGCACTTCATGGTTGCCGATGATGAACGCTACCTGCTTGGCCAGTTCAACGCGCACCTCGAGAACTGCTTGTTCCTGGTGCTTGATGAAGCTAACTGGGCCGGAGACAAAAAAGCAGAGGGCCGTCTGAAAGGCATCATCACGGGCACGAAGCACGTCATCGAGTACAAGAATCAGGAAGCGTACCAAGCCAAGAACCTTACTCGTATCGCCATCATCGGCAACGAGAACTGGCTTGTGCCAGCCACCGAGGATGAGCGGCGCTTTGCGGTTTTCAGTGTCGGAGACGGAAACTTCCAGGACGATTTGTTCTTCGGTGCGTTGCATGATGGCATGAAGTTCGGCGGGTATGCACACCTTCTCCGCTATCTGCTGGACTTCGACTTGTCCACTGTGAACGTCAACCGGGCTCCGAAAACAGAAGGCCTGATTGAACAGAAAAAGGAATCGCTCGAGCTGGTAGAGAAATGGTGGCTTTCCTGCCTAGAGGAGGGCCAACTGCTCGGCGGCGACCGCAGCGAGGACTTGGTAGGCATCCCGGAACGCATCGCATCTAACCGACTGCAAGCAGCATTCGTAGAGTGGGCGACGAAGTCCCTGCGCACTCGCAACCGTCTGCCAACTCCCACTTCATTTGGCAGGTCACTGTCGAAAGTTGCGGCGTCACTTGAGAAGCGCAAGGTCGCAAAAAAAGAAGCTGGCGATACTTCGTGGACGTACTTCTCTCCAGGTATTGACGTGCTCCGAGCAGACTTTGAGAGGTTCATCGGCGGCGCATGCAAGTGGGAAGACTGACCTAGATGCAGGACCTGGGGCTGACGCAACCGAAAATCGCGTAGGAGCAGTTATGCATAGCGCTTGCTGCCCAAGCTGCTCGCATCAAATGTGTTGCGCATGTAGTAACGGGTTACTATACTTAATCATGTTGCATCACGTAACAACACCACACAAACGGGGACCACA